GTGAGGATCGGGCACTGATAGCCCCCAGGTCCTCCGGTCTGTGTCGGCACGATCAGACCCTGCCTGGAGAAGAATTCGATCGGCTTCACCCAGAGGATCAGGTACTTGCCCGTGGGCACGAACGGGCACTCGCCCCGGCCGAAGAGTCGCGGGCCGCATGGGCCATCCGGATCGGGGGCCACAGGGTCCTGTGACCAGCGCGGGTCGCCCTCGCCCCATTCTGCGTCGACTGGTTCTTCCGCCGTGTTCAGATCAGCTGCTTCTTCGTTCATTGTGTCCTCCTGGAAGTAGGGGGTGTCGGTTTCCCGACACCCCCTTGGTTCCCCCCACGACTACTCCTTACGGAGTCCGGCACGTTCGACGGCCTGCTTTGCGATACCCCCCTTGACCGCTCCGCTACCATCGGACTGAAGTATGTCACCAACGACCGAACCATGCAAGAGCTTCTTGAAAACTCCGTCAACGCTGTCGCCGGTGATCGCAGCGACCGCGCCGAGGCCCTCGACCATCTCGGCCGCCAACACCTTGTCGCCGTGCACCTGCCACGCAGCGATCAGGTCCGGCGAGACCGCCGCTATCTTCTTCACGAATGCTTCGGCGCGGGCAAGGACGGTTGTGGTCTGGATGTCATCGAGCGCCTGCACATGACGCTCGCTCTCCGTGTTGCTCTCCCTCGCGTTCTCGACGTACGCCCGCTGCTTGTCGCGTTCGATCTCGGTCTTCACCGACTCGATCGCCCGTAGAAGGTTCGCACGAGCCTCCTCGTCCGCGAGCTGCTTGGCCGTCAACGCGTGGTCCATCTCGCGCTTCTGCTCACGCAGCGCGTACGATGCAAGCCAAGTCTCGTGCGCTGCTCCATCGGACGCCCGGTTGATCCGCTCGCGCTCGACCTGGACGCGCAGCTGCTCCTCGTCCCGAGCGAGTTCGACTTGCTTCGAGACGATGTCACGCCGCTGTATCTCGACCAGCTCCGAGATATCGCTGTCGACAACATCGGTCGCGAGGACCTCGACGTCGTTGACGCGCATCCCGTTCTCCGGGAAGAAGAGACCGTCACGGTAGTACTCGAAGTCATCCGCTGACGCCTCGGCCTGTTTGCCAGGTTCCATCAGGACAGCCTTGGCCTTGGCTTCCTCGGTGAGCCTGCACTTCTGCACACCCAGGAGTGTGTTACGCACAACGTCCGGCGCCCGGCTGATGAACTCGTGGAGCTTCATCTTCTTGATCTCGCTGCGAACGAGAGATCGTGCATGGTCGCACAAGAGCTTGACGTAGTTCTCGGAGTCAAACCACTTCTCCGGGTCACCCTCGAAGTCGGCTCGATACGAGACCTTGATCTCGACCGGCACGAAATCGGCCGTCTCCGCCTTGATGACGTCGCCGACCTTGTTGTTGATCACGCGCAGGTAGACGGTCTTGTACAGCACGTCGGTGGTCTTCGGCTTGCCGGTGGACAGCGCCATCCGCTCCAGGTACTGATCATACTCAAGGAGCTTCGTCTTCGGACCAACGACGACTTCACGCTCGCCGACCTTGCTGACGACCATCACTGCGTAGCCCGTCCACACGTTGATGGTTACCGCGCCGTCGTACTTCGTATCGAGCACGAGGGATCGCGGAGGCGTGTAGTCGCTCTTGCGTGTGATGACGTCACCCAACAACTCCTCAGCGGCCTTCTCGGAGATCCTCCTACGTGATCTGACAGGTGCACCGACAGTAGGACTGGCAGCAAACATCTCGCGCAGGAACTGCTGTGGGCTATCTGGCGCCGTCACGTAGTTCGACACGGGGTTCTGCTGATCCTCTGCGACGTTCGAGACCTGCTGCGCCAGCTGCGCATTGACCCCCAGGGCCTGTGTGTTTCCGGGGAACCACAGACCACAGGTGTCGGCGTCGAGCACGCGGCGAACGACAACCTCCTTGCGTGGGTCAGGCAGGTACATCTTCGGCCCGAGCACCAGCTTCACTTCGCCAGTGACACGGTCGAGTATGTAGCGGCCGTCGCCCTTCGGAATCGCGATCGCGAAGATACGACCGTCACCCTCTGCGTACTTGATGCTGGCGTGCTCAGGGCGCGGGAAGTAGATCCGTTGCTCCTTGCCGGTGATGAACAGCTCCTTGCCCTCGGCCCACTCGGTGAGCATCTCGCCGTCGACATCCGGCAATGGGAGGTCGTCTTTGTAGTCCGCAACGACCTTGATGTAGAGACCGCACCCGTCGTTCAGCTCGATCGCCCTGAACTTGCGCGTCTCGACACTGGTCTGCTCGTCCTTGTGCTTGACGAAGTGCTCGGTCGCACGCGGGAAGACAACCTGCGGTCCGCGCTCGTAGCGCTTCTCGCCGTTCTCGTCCACGAGGATGCAGTACTCAAGGGTCTCCAGGGTGACCGCGTCACGAACGTAGTCGCCCTTCTCGCCCTCGATGACTCTGATCCCTGTCGGCGGAATGAAGAATGAGACCTCGGTCCCCTTGATGATCAGACGGCGACCGGTCGCCAGCTCGTCGGCCGAGATACCGAACAGCTTCTTCGCTGCCTTGGATTCCTCGTCCTGGTTCTGGCCCTCGGCCGTCTTCACAACCATCTTGTCCCAGTTCGCCTGGGCCTCCAACTCGTCGACCACCTCGGCGATCAGGTACTCATTGGTCCTGAGCTGGTGGCCCTGCAAGACGCGGGCGGTCTGACCCGGCCACAGAGCGAACGAATCAGGTCCCGGTATGACGACCTGCTTGCCGGGGTCGAGTTCGGCCATGTCTTCGCGCTTGCCCGCGCCCGGATGATGATTGCCACCCTTGCCCGGGTTGAACAAGATGATGTAGTCGCCCTGCTTCGCGACCGGCAGCGGCTTCTTGGCCTCAGCCTGCCGGACATGAATGAACTGGTTGCCATCGTACACCACGGGACTGTCGGTGTTCGAGAGCGACTCCTTCATCGGTCCGACGAAGACCTTGATCCTGCCGGTCGTCGCGTCCTGCACGTACACGTACTGCGTAGGGTCAAGGAGTAGATCCTGTTCCCTCATTCCTTCTGGCGGCACTTTCCGTCCCCTTTCGGCTCCCCACAGACCCTGTGGGTTTCCACTGCCTGGCAGCCTTCATGCCCGCCGCGATCACGAAACGGAGGTACTTCGATCGGTTGACGCCCCGTGCGCCAGCTTCACTGTCGATCGATACGATGGTCGCAGGTGGCAGTGCGAACGATATACACTTCATCAGTTCTTCCGGCGGCTTTGGTCTCCTTCCAGCTCCTGGACGCCGACCACCACGCACGATTTTGTCGCGCTTAGAGCGAGGCATACGACACTCCCTTCGGTGTTCGACGTGGCCCTCCTTTACCTGGTGTCACAGCTTTGCAATTGCCGTTCGACAACTTCGAGCAGGCGCTGAGCCAGCTCCTTACGGTGCCAGAAGACGAACACGTCCTTGGCGCAGTCGCTATAGTGAAAATCAGCGTGAAGCAAGAAGTCCTGGCGCATCTCCCAAAGAGCCCGCGCCTCACGAGCCGTGTAGGCTCCCCGCTTCACGGGCACCACGTACACTACGCTGTAGCTCGGCACGTCTGCTGCTTCGAGCTTGGCCGCCTGCCCCCGTGGGTCGATTGCATCGGACCTTGGGAGGATCACCATGTAGTCGTCGCCGGAGATGTACGAGTACCACCCCGAGGTGATCAGGTCCGTAGGACTCGTCGACTCACGAAGCTCGACATGGTACCCCCAGAAGGCATGGCTGCTGACGATCGTGAGCTGCAGCTCAGTGAGGTCCGGGCACGCCTGGCGGAACGTTGATTCTATTATGTTCATAACGTCTCCCAGGTAGAGTGTACGGGGACAGTTGATTCCGTCAAGGGGAAAATCAAAGATTATGAACGGCGTCCGAGGGCCGCCAGCTTCGACAACCCCCGGTCCACCTTCGGCGCGACAGGAGCCTTCTCAGAAACAAGCTCCTGTGCAATCTTCTTCTCGACCGGTGACTCGTTCGCCTTGGCACTGAGCGCCAGCGCGTACATAAGGTTCCTGTGCGCATCGAGTGCTTTGAGACAGTGCTCAGGGAACTGGTTCTCCAAGAGCAACAGTCTCAAATGGTCCTCGGTCTGGGCAGTATCCAGCTTCGACCGGAACGCCACCACGCCACGCAGAGCTTCCCGCAGATGCGTGGCGATCGCCTTGATGTCAGACCCCAGCAGGGGCTGTTTGTTTCGCTGCCTCTTGTCTCTCGACCTCTTTGACACTGCCGTCCCCTTTGGTCATCTCGGGAACACCGTAGTTCCCTTTTTGCCGATCACGCAGCTCGGCCTTCTTCGAGCCGTTCCAGTTGTGCATCTGCGAGTAGTACCCGACTATGCGGGACATGTGCGACATGATGCGCGGTTGCCGCTTGCCAGTCAACACAGCCTGCAGATCGTCCCAGCTGTGCTCGCCGATCGCAGAGATGGACACCGTGTAGTGGCCTGGCTGCCACGACCCATGTCCATCATGCGAGATCAGTACTACGTCATCAGTTGAGTTCACTCCCTGCCTGACACCCCTCCACGTGAGGTGCGCGTGCTCCTGTACACGTCTGTAGAATTCACGCCCGTCCATCCGTAGGGTCCTCTCTTCGGGGTATGGGAAGTGACGCCGGATCGGCCGCCGCCAAGCGACTCGTGATGTCCTCGGGTGTGTCCAGTGATTTGAACACTGCGTCCAACGAGATCCCGACAACACACTGCGCCGTCTTGAACGTGTACTTCTCCAACTTCGGTTTTCCCTTACCCGCCTTCTTCTTCGCTGCTCCCTTCGCCCTCCGAGGATACGTTCGCTTGGTCACCACCTCACACGGTGGTATCCAGAACTGAACGCCACGGTTCGCGTCGACGTGATACCCCCACGCCATGAAAATCTCCAACAGGACTCGCGGGACCCACGCGGTTGGATGCCCATTGAGGACCTTCGTGACAAGGAAAGGCAGACGCCCGCTCTCCTCAGCGTCACGAACGCACTTCGCCCAGAAACTGAGCAACGAATTCTCAGGAGACACTGTGTGGAAGATCCCATGAAAATCAATGCCCGCATACGACTTGAACTCGAATGAGATATGCTCGGTCAGAGGTCTGCCCTCCGGCCGCACGTGCGTCATGTCGCCGTGCTGGAACTTGGTGAGATCCTTGCCCTTGATGTGTCGATTGGTGGCTCGTGATCCCGAGCCTGAGGTGCGCCAGAAGAGATCGTCGAGTTTGCCGCCGCTGTACCAGAGCGAGAATTGGCGGCACATCCCGCGCTCAAACGAATTGCCTTTTTGGTTACCTTGTACCATGGTTCCCCACCGTAGTCACCGGCTGGTCATCATACCCCGCTAGACCCTGCGGAGCAAGCCGTTGCTAGAAATCCATCACTAAGAAGGTGAGCCCGTAGGACGCGTCCTGGGCCTCGAAATCCCACCCACCGTAGATTCCGACCTTGATCTCGTACAAACTCGTCACACGCCACGACAAGCCAACGGCGGCCAGGTCCTCGGCCAGGATCAGATCACCAGCGAAGCGCTTCACGTCCCACAGCTCAATGCCGAGCAGGACACTGACACGCTCCTTGGAGACCACGAACCCCGTCGAGACATCAGGAAATTCGTATGTCGCCTCGACATCGTTCGAGCAGGACGAGAAGCTTACCAAGGCCAGGAGCAACGTTAGTACGCTTGCCCAAGAAGATGTTCTGCATGCGCTTCCACACCTCTTGGCATCTCGCAAGGGACCACCCCGCCTTCTTCGATTGATACGCCCTGAAGACCTTGTAGAAACGGAAGAGCAGTTTGCAGACCCGCTCCTTGTCGTACTTCTCGGTGTCGATCCAGCGGAGGACCTCCGGCACCAACTGACGGTCGACGACCTCCGCGTGCTTGGCCAACAGCTTGTCGAGCTGGCTACGCTCCGACTGAAGCAGTGATGGGAGCACGATCTGAAGAGCACCGTACTCCCGGAGCACTGCCTTGATCGGAGCCCAGATCAGTTTCCCGATTCGGTCTTCTCGGACTTCCGGTTGCGAATCGTCTCAACGATCAGGTCGAGATGCTGTGCATCCTCGCCGAGCTTCGCCTCGATCGCAGCAACGATCTTGTCCTCAGCGATGTTGTACAACTGCTGGTTCGCGAGGAACGTCTTCACGATGCCGACGGCCTTGGCCGCCTTCTCCTTCGACGCGACCTTGGCACCACTGTCAGCAGCCTGCTTCTCGGCCCAGGCCTCGGTCGCCGTCACGGCCTGTCTCGCTGCCGTGGCCAGTGCTTCGAGCTGCTTCTGCTCGACCGACAGGCCGAAGCTCTTCAGCAGCTTCGTCAACAGCAGGAGCCCCACCACGCCAGCCAGCGTCCCCAGCACCGGCGCGATCACGTTCACGAACGACGCCCAGATCAACTCCAGCATGACCGACCCTTCTAGCCGAGCAGGCGACTCTTGCTCGACGACTCGCCCTTCTTCTTGGGCTGCTGGTCGACCACATTGATCGTGACCGACTCAACCTCACGAGGCACATCAACCGTGATGTGCTTCCCCTTCTTTTTGGCCATAGGAATCTTCCTCGCTTTCTCACTGACCAGGTGTGCACCACTCACGAACGCTGACACAATGTCGTTGCTCGAAATCTCTCGCGTGGCCTTGACCGACTGCACGAACTTGATCCGCTTCTTCGCTCGGGGCAAGACGTACTTGCCCTTGAGCCCGGGTAGGTTCGACACACCGCGCTGCGATCGCGTCGAGAGACACCGGAAGCGTCCAAGGCCTGTAACACAAACCGCTTCTCCGAGCACGAGCTGACGCTGGACCTCGGAGACCAGCTCACGCATGACTCTATGAATATCGGCGGGCCGGGCGCCGCAACGGGCGGCCACGGTCTCGACCAACTCCCTATGATTCATTCTCGTCCTTCGTCTCGTCGATGGTCATCGCCAGATCGAGGTGGTCCTCAGTCTTGTACAGCTCTCCGCTGGTGTCCTTGCTCGGAATAGCCGAACCCTCTTCCTCGTCGCCTTCCCTCCCGAACCAGTCCTCACGAAGGTCCTTCACGAAGAAGTGCTTCGCATCGGAAGGCTTGACCTTGCGTGACTCCATCATCTGGTTGACCCGGCCGAGCCGCGTGACCAACTCCATGAGCAATGGCCGTAGCTCGGGCCGGAGCTTCTCGAACTCTGCTCCTGGTGCTCCCGAGGGTCCTTCGGCCGGAGGCGGCGGCGGAGGCAGCCCCGGACCGGCGGCACTGACATCGCCCGGCGGTGGCATCTCAGGAGGCGGCGCTGGCGGCGCACCAGGCTCGCCACCTTGTTGCTGTGGAGCACCCGGCAGGATCAACTCGTCGATCAGCCTGTCGGACAGGTGTCCGTACTGCTTGAGCACGTACTTGATCCAGATCTGCATGTCGAAGTTGACTTGTTGTCCGAGGTTGAGCAGGCGATCGATGATGTCAATGCGGATCTCGATCAGCTGCTGACGGTGCAGCTCTTCGAGGAACGAGACCGGCGCCATAGCCAGGGTGAACTGGTTGTCCGGATCTCGGGGGTCGATCCCCCTAAACGCCAGGTTCAGCTGGAGGACACGGTGAACACCAAGCAGGAAGTACCGCTGCAGCTTCTGTGGGATGCGGACGTATCGACTGTCCTGCTGTGTGAGTCTCCGGCTGGGGTCATACGGTGTCGAGCCCTCGATGTTGTAGCCAAAGAAGCTGGGCGGGATGCGGACCGACGCGTGATACCGCGCCAGGTAGTAGTGCAGGTTCGTAGCTTCATTCGCGTTGCTCGAACCCTTGAGTCGTTCGATCTTCGTCTCGCGTCCCTGCACCTGAGGGATCACGAGGTCCTCGTTCGCCGTCCACGGGTTCCAGTCCTCGCGGAGCTGGCCGCTGCTCGGGTCGTAGTACTTCGTCTTCTTGAGCGTCGTCGTGAAGCGCTCGACGTAGTCCGAGGTCTCCTCGTCAGTGAGGCCAGTGCAGTCGACGTAGTAGACGTCGCGGTCAGCATGGCGCTGAAGGATGTAGACGACGTCGGCGTCTTCGGCCATGCGCAACCTGCGGTACGGCCTGCGAGATGACACGAGCAACGTGGTGCCGTACATGGCCGAGAGCGATCCAAAGATCCTGAAGTGCACGATCTCCCACGGCTGCTTGTTCGGCTCCGAGGAACCACCAGCAGTCTCGCCGAGGTAGAAGCCGAGCAGCGTTCCGGTGTCGTAGTCCTCAAACCTGCGGAACCGCTTCGGGTGGTGGTAGCGCAGCATGCTAATGCCGGTACCGGGCTCCCAGAAGAGTTCGACAGGGAAGTCGCCATATTTGCCGAGGCCTCTGCCGACCAGTGGCGCGTACTCTTCGAGCTGAGTGGTCTCGATGCACTCCTCGCAGATCTGGCGGATCTCTTCGTTGCAGTCCTCCACCCAGAGCATGCGGTTCGTTGCCGGGTCGATCTGGATTGCGTCCTCGGTATACGTGTCGAGCACGGCCGACGGGAGATCGTCCGAGTCCATGACATCGACCTCGTCGTAGATCTCCATCCTCGTCTTGCCCAGACGCATGCGCTCGCCGTAGAACGAGTACATGTTCTGGCCTTCTTCGCCAGACGCGAGCGACGGCGCGGCAGCCTTCCCCGAGGTGTCCCGTCGTCGCATGTAGGGTTTGGGCGCTCCATAGAGGACGCCTCGGATGAAGTTGTAGATACGGGTCCCAAAGCCTTGCCTGGGTCGCATCTCTTCGTTGACCACCTGCGGTGCCTGCGCCATCTATCAACCTCCCACCAAAATTGCCGGTGCCTGCGGTAGTCCCCCGACCGGTAGCCGTTGCTGCATCTCCAACTTGTTGGCCCTCTTCCTCGGTGGGATCAGACCGTAGACTGCCCCACACAGAGCGTCGCTCACGTCCTTGGACCCACTGAGCGGCTTGAAGACCTTCTTCGCCGTTATGTCGTGCGACAGGTGCCTCAGCTCAGTTTCGAGCGGTTCGTACGGGTACGTCCTGATTATCCCGGACTCGTAGACACCCTTCAAGTTTATATACGGATCATCCGATTCGTCGACACTCACAAAATCAGCCTCGATGCCCATCTTGTGGAGCTTCTGTACGAAGTGCCTTGACTGGTACTTGTCCAGGGAGACCATCTGGAACGTGTAATGGTTCCGGTGGAGGTACTCAACGAATTCGATGATCTTGTCGAAGTCCACTTCGCCCCGGCCGTACGGAGGCGGATCGATCCGGAATGCGAAGTCCAGGTAGGTGAGCGGCATGCCTCCCTGTGGCGGTGTCCACATGTGCACGCACGCGATTCCCACTGAGCAGCCGGTCACCGCAAGGTCGATATGCATGACGCGCCCAGCCTCTGGGTGCAGCCTCGGCCGATAGTGGTTGAGGTGTGTCTCGAACATGATGTCCTCGCGCACAGCGTCCTGAATGCGGACAGGCGAGTTCGTCGAGATCACCATGAACTGGGTCTTGAACGGGTGAACCAAGTTCTCGTCGTAGTTGTTGTATATGACTTCCGGCCTGTGGAACAACCCGCTCGCCGCAACCGTCGCACGCCCAGCGATATTGCGGATGAAGTCTTCGATGTTGTTTTCGGCGTCGGGCTTGTGCTCCAACGGGGCCGTGATCACATTGGCCTCGTCTACCTGGTCAGCCTCGTCCTCGCCCTCCACGAGAATACGAGGCTCCGCAGTGTCGTCGCCACAGAAGACCCGGAACGTCCTTCCGCTCTTGTATGTGCCCTCGGGCTGAACGTCCCATATGGCACGAGAAATTACCGCGACACCGTCCTCGTGGCCGTGCTTCGTAATGTGCTCTTCGAGGAAGTCAGTCTGGGCGCGTCGCTGCGAGAGCAGGCACATGAAGTATGGCGCGGCCGAGCCAGGGCTGGCTACGAACTGGTTGCGGAGGCGTCCTCGGATCGCGCCGTACAGCTTCTGCGCCTGACCCAGCGATTCCTCTGCATGCGCCCTGCTTCGGCCCTTAGCCGAGCGCATGAAGTTGACCTCGTCGAGAATACCGCCGATGAATGTTTCACCCAGTGCGTGAAGCTCGGTGGCGCCCTCAACGATCGACACATGGTCCGGAAGGATCAGCTCCTTGCTGCGCTCGCCACTCAGCCGAGGGAACTTCTCCACGAAGTACGGGCACTCGTCGATGATCGCCTGGATACGCGAGTGCATGTCGCCGGTCTTGTACTTGAAGATATTGAAGATGCCGTACCGGATGCTCGATCCACGCATCAGACCAAAGAATCCCTGTGGGTCCCTCAGCAACGAGAGTAGATAGATCCGGTACCCGGCCATGATCGTAGCCAGGGTGGTGTTATGTGTGACTACACAATGGTCTGTCAGATAGAGACCACCTGGCGCGGACGTTGAGATGCACTGGGTCTCTTCCGCACCGGAGTATTCAACTGATACAATGGCCCTACTTGGAGCGTATCGAGCCCTCGGCCTGTAGTGGTTCTTCTTTCTAGTGAGCTGGAATGGGCAGAGCCATGATGGGAGTGCCAGCCTCAGCCTATACCGATCTCGACCGGCCGTAGGACCAACAAGATATCTGCAAACACCGCCAAGACTTTCGACCAGGAAACGCACATCGGCAGCAAGACGTGGCGACGCAGTCGAATACTCCAGCTTGTTGTTGCTGTGCTCAACAGAACCGTTTTCAGTATCCATGAGACCCTGCAACAAATACGCCCGTTGCTGTACGCTGCCATAGAGGTAGTCCTTCGGTAATCGCTTCTCGTGCGCTGGGTGGCACATGTCGAGTGACTTGAGGGCTTGCATCAACGGATTAGACTTGCCACCACGCGTGCCAGAGGAGAGCGAGTAATCGTACCGATCTTTGTGGTTTGCCTGAACACCAGGAGGTAAGAGAGCCTCCACCCAATGCAGAAGTTCCCTATCAGAGGTCGTCAATATTGGCGTGTTCTGTGTGAGACCGCCATCACCGATCAACACACCCACCAGGTATGGGTGGAGCGGAAGTTGTCGTTCCGGCCACTGTATCGGGTTAGCCACTGGAACGAACCACTTATTAGAGCCGTCCCTATAGTGCAGGTCTGATGAAATCTCCCGAAGAGTCTTCGTTCTCAGGGGTCGCCTATAGTGCTTGTCAGACTTCGTGAAGACAGACCAGAGATGTTCTGCGCCGCACCGAACCGTCTGTCCATCAGAGAACGTCACAGTGTAGACGTCACGAACACCCTGTGGGTAGACACCGGTCACAGGGTAGAAGTAGCCATCCCTGCCAGCTGCCAGATCGTTGGTAGTGATGTCTCCCATCTTCTTCAGGCCGCCAGAAGTAATCAGTTCTGAGGTCAGTGGCTGGTCTTTGCCCCACCTTGTGGAGCCCGTGAGGACGACCTCGAAGACTCGGTTCTTCGGGTTGAGCAGCCAGCACGCATCCCGGAAGTTGACTGGGTAGAGACCCTCACCGAAGCGGCCCGCGTAGTATGGGTCAGTGAGAAACTGGCGTGGTGTGACCGGGATGTCCTTGTAGTCCTGTGTGACAATCCCAGCCGCAGTCTCGCTCCAGCCATCAAGCATCAGCTCGTCAACGATACGAGGAATCGAGTCGCGGAGGTGCTGGAAGTCTTCTGCCCTGACAAGGTTCGCAACCTCGTCGAAGGATGAATAGACCTTCAGAATCTCTCTGCGGAGATCCGGGTCGAGACCGGCGACAAACTCGTCGTCACCGTTTATGTGAGCCGTCAGTGCCAGCTGGAGGAGATTTCTCTTCTTCCCCACTACCGGCCTGTCGACCTCGGGCCTTAACATTGATCTGCTCCACTGCTACTTCCCGCTCGACCTTCGACGGTATGTCCGGCCCGTTCTCAGGGCCGCCGGACAGGAATCCCTGCATGGCTTGGGTGAACTCACTGACCGAAGCGGTCAGGTGATGCCTCCGCTGTTCAACCTGCCTCCGCGCCTCGGTGTCGGTGCTGTCACCAGACTCGATGGTGCCAGCTGCTACGAAACCCATGCGCACGGTACCGCCGTCACCTTTGGGCGGCTTGGGCGTCGCCTTCTCCACAACCTCAGCAAGTAATCGTATCGCGTTGGTCGCGTCCTTGATGTGGGCATTGGCGTGCCCCATGAAGTCCCACAGATCGTCGTAGTTGAGTTCCGATGCGTCAGCCAGCTCGAACATCCTGCGTGACGCTACAGCGCTTGCCTCCATGATCGGACCGATCCTGTGCATCTGGTACGTCAGCAGCATATTCGCCGCCGCACGCAGCAACGAAGGGTCCGCGCTGTCGATCTCTATCTGCTGGTTACCGTCGAACCAATCAGGCCAGCGTCCGTTCGTCATGCGGTACATGTACGCACGGTAGATCTGATCCCCAGTGACCCGCTTATCGAACGGGATGAAGAACGACTGGCCGGGATACATCTTGTCGTACTCACGCAGCGTCGTCTCGTGATCCTCGCTCAGGTGCTTCTCGAATTCAGCTATGCCGTTGAGGTGTTTGTGGCACAGCCAGCAGGTACGCACACCGAGCTGCTTCAAGATCTTGGCATCGGGCTGCTTCCTCTTCTTCGCCTTCTGCTCAAACCAAAGCTCACGCCGCGTTGCCGCCTTCTTCTTGGCAGCCTTCTTCTTCTTCTTCTTGGTTGCAGCCTTCTTCATCTTAGCCATCAGAGCGTGGTCTCAGTTCCATAGCCAGGCTGTCCATGAGGCTCTTCATGTTGATGTAGGTCTGTCGGACTTCGGTCTTGCGCATCCCCAGCCTGGTCGCAACCTGCTCTACCACCCGCTCGATCTTCTCTTTGTCACCCTCGCAGCTGCCCATTGCCGTGTATACCGACACCTGCTTCAGCTTCGTTACGAGATCACGAACAGACGGCACCGCGACTGTGCGACCGGAAAAGATCTCGACAAATTTCAGCGCGTCGTCTCCGAAGATGTCGAAGATCTCCGGCAGCGCGTCGAACGGGCACTCCAACAACACCGCCGCGTGCAGGGCAGTGACGAACCGCTCCCTGTTGCGGTGGAAGATCTCAAACACCTCGTTTGGTATGTGCATGCCCATTATGCCACCAATGCTTCTGGTCCGTAGGTCACGTCGTAGTAGACCCAACGGTAGAGTATAGTCAGGTAGGTGTACATGAAGCCCGGGTCCCAGTAACCCGTCTCGATGATCATCTCTTCTATCGTCCTGGAGTCTGCGTTCCGGCATTCAAGCTCCACGTAGTTACGGCACAGGTCGAAGTCCACGACGTCGAAGCGTGCACGTCCTGCCATCTTCTCCGCGATCACATCCTTGTGCCAACCCGCCAGATGCGCGGCCCACAACTTGCCGTGCAGATTCGGCTCCTGCCCGGGCTCGGTGCTCTCGGCGTACTTGTCCCGCGAGCGCTCTTCGGCCTGTGTCTTCCGATGGTTGCCGATCAGGAATTGTTGTGTCACAACCCGCACCGACCCCACAAAGAGACTTGGACTGTCACAAGGGATCTTCCGCTGGGACAGCCTCGACCATAGCTCCAACTGCAGCTCGGCCAGGTGGTCATCGAGATCGAACTCGGAACAGTTGTAGTCCTTACCCTTGATGACCGCAGTGACGTAGTGCTTGATCACCGACCAGATCGCAACCCACCGATCCTCGGGCATGCTCGTCTCGTTGCCAGCGGCATACTCACAGTACGCGTGGAACGCCTTCATCTTGTAGTCGCTACGCCCCATTGAAAACCACCATTGGCTTCGTTGGTTCCGGCTCGTTGTATGCACCTATCCACGAGCCCTGGCTCTCGGTGTAATTGACAACGATCTTCCGCCGTACCGGCACCGGGTACTCTCCTTGTGGGCTCATTACGAAGACAGCCGAGCCCTGAGCAGTCGGCAACAGATAGTTCTTGTAGAGACGACGCTTCGCCCATGGATCAAGTACGTCGACAACGTCGTCGCAGACTAGGATCGGCACCGGGTTCGGCCAGGTCCCCATAAGCACCTCACGCAGAGCGGCCTGGATACTCAGGTCGATCTTCCTTCGCTGACCGACCGAGGACTTCTTGTACTGCCCGGCCCGGCTCTGCACAAGCAGGTTGATCTCGGCCTTGGTCGTGCCCTTCTTCAGCTCGCGATCGGTGCATAGCTGCGCCAGGAACTCGGATTCCCAAACATCGTTGCACATCTCGACGAGCTTCGTGTTCACTGCATCCAGCACCGACCCCATCTTCCGTATTGGGATCTCGGCGAAGGCAGCGTCTAGCAGATCCAACTCAGCAACCTCGCCTGTCGTCTGCGCCACTGCTGTCTCAACCTGGGTGAGCTGTAGCTCGATCGAGGTAACTTGCTCTGTAGCCGCGTCTACTTGGGCCAGCTCACCAGTAAGCTGCTGCAGCTGCATGCGGTAGTGCTGGATCTCGGCAAGCAGCTTGTCAGACACAGCTTTCAGATCGGCCAGGGTGCTCGACGCTATGACCCGAGCACACTCAGTGTTCTCGGCCGTGAGCTTCTTGATCGCGTTCGCCGCTGTCTTCTGGGCAGACTCAATCGCCTGCTTCGAGTAGGGCCTCTTGCAGGTCGGACACGCAGTCATGCTCTGGAGCGAGGACCTCTGCTGTGCAATCTGGCGCTCAGTATTGTTCTTGTTAGCCATGGCCTGGCCTATGCGAGTCGACTCACCCTGAACCTTTGAGTTGGCCGCGCCGAGTTGCTGGCTCCTCGCCTGCTCCTGCTGCTGGGCCGTGGTCATCTCCGCCACGATCGTGGCCCTCGGCCTACGCACTTGGGCCTGTGTTGCCCTGAGCTGCGTCAACTGATTGCGCAGGGTGTTGGCGGACCCTTGTAGCTGCTGCAGCTCGCCGGTGCGCTTCCTGCGCTCCTGGGCAAGCGTAGAGCGAGCCTGCTTCCAACGTTCGAGCCCGAGCAACTCAGAGAGCTGCTGGGCTCGGTTGCCTGGTGTCCAGGAGGACAGGCGCTCGGCCACCCCCTGGCCAAGGATCAACGTCGAGCAGAAGATCTCCTTCGGTGGGAAGACCTGCGCGAGGTACGCTTTGGAATCCGCCAGCGTGCGCGGGCCACCATCGATCGTGATCTCGTTGCTAGTACCATCCGCCTTCTGCGACCTCGCGATCGTGACGAATGGAAGCTCCAACTCAACGCGGCACGACTCCGCCCCGTTGTAGCAGACCTCTCGGATGCCCTCGGTGGTCTCTCCATAGATCACCCATGCTAGAGCGTCAGGCAAGAAGGTGCTCTTGCCTGCACCGTTCGACCGGTCGCCCTCTCCCTCGTAGATGCCCTCGACTGCAACGAGACCTGCAGTCTCGATCTTGTAAGAGAGCTTTTGGTACGAACGGAAGTTCTCAGCTGTCAGCCTCAGTATCATCGGACACTACCCGCCTTGCTCTTGGAGCTTCGTTCTTGGGGCGCCAGAAGGTCACGTTCCCTGGTAAGCGCTTCACGACTTGAAGAACATGTGCGTCAGCGATCCTGTGACGCCCAGGGAACTCGACGTTGAACGCTGTCCTCGGGCTGTCTTCCGCCATCACTTGCAGCGACTCGACTGCCGCATGGAGTACGGACATCGTGTGCGATTGCATCATCCCAAACCAGCACATCAGTGAGGCGCCGCCGCGTGCGAACTGCTCCCGGAGATGCTCCGGGTCGAAAAGGACCAGGTTGTACGGCTCCTTCTCCTGGTGGAGTTTCTCGGCCACGCGGCGAGCGATCGGCTGCAAGACGAGGTACCCGAGCACGCTGCCAACAGGGTCGACGATGAACGCCGTGCCCGGCCGGTTCCACTGAGAAGTCATGTCGCCGTACTGGAACGTTGGGTTCCTCATGCTCATAACAGATTATCCTATGCCTGCTCTCAGGCCAAGAACTTCCTCGCCAGCTCAAGCAGCTTCGGCGAACACTGCCCGCGCTCCGACAGGAGTCGCTCGACGTCTGCCACTGGGTCGCCACCCAGATCGAACACAGCCTTCTTCGCTACAACAACCGACTCCTTCTTCGGCCGCACCCGCACAGTCTTGATACCAGCTTGCTGGTACGGTGCCGGGTCCACATCCTCAGTCAGGTTCACGTGGAGCTGCTCACCAATGAACGGGCAGCGTGCAATCTCAATGTCGAGCTGGTCCTTGGTCCCACTGAAGAACGTGTGTGAGTACGGGTTCTGCAAATACGTCACACTGCCGGTCGGCGCCGGATCTGTCTGCCACAAACACGCGCCATGAAACCGACCGAGGTCCTTGAAGTTGTGCGCCATGACACACCCAGGCACATGGATCGGTGTCATCACGGGACCAATGTCGTACTCGGCGTTGTTCGCTATATGGTAGTGCCCGGCGAAGACGATGTTGAAGAGCATCGTCACGTCAACGAGGTCGAGACCTTTGTCCTTTGACCCACCGAGCATCATCCCCTCGATCGGAACGTGCGTGTACAGCGCCGTCGGCTTGTCGTCTGTCTGGACCCAATCCTGGAACTTGTGCTGGCCCCAGTTCATTGGGTTGTCCATCCATGGCTCGAACGGTAGCAGAGCTATACGGAAGGACCCGTAATCGACCGCCATCGGTTTCTTCACAAAGTAGAATGCCGAGCTTGGCGGAGGGTCGAAGATGTCGAGCGCAGAATAGAGATCCGAGTACACATCATGGTTGCCGATCAGCATGTAGACGTGGACGCCGTGCTTCACCGCGAGGCTCTTCAGGGTGTCGATGGCCCACTTCGCCCGGAGGTTTGCCAAGAGGTCCTGGCCCTGAACACTCTCAATGGTGTCACCGAGCCACACAAGCACATTGACATTCCGCGCCAGCACCGTGTTGTGGACCCATTGAACCGTCGCCTCGAAGGCGTCGCCACCGAGAGTCTTCTTGGTCTGTGTGTGCAGGCAGCCTGCTGTCATCACGTTCATCGCAACACCTCGAATGCTTGAACCCAAGATCCATACGTGCGGAGGAGAGGATTCATCTCGTACAGCGTCATGAATTGCATCACGGCCTGCCAGTTGAACACAGGCTGCTGATGCCAGTGCATCCAGACCCAGTTCCGTTCCTCTTCGCCCATCGCGAGGCCAGACCAGAACCAGACAAGCTGGATGTTGCGCTCGATCTGCTGTTGTACTTCGGCTTCGAGCAGCGACTGGTACTTCTTCGCCTTGGGGAAGTGCTGCTTCACAGCCTCTACCATCTGCGCCAAGCTCGGACCCTCCGACTTGTCCATGAGCTTGCGCACTCCGCCGGGGCCGAGTCCCTTACAGGGCGACGGGATGTTGTCGGACGAGTCGCCAAGGATGCCCTTCGCTACGATCACCTCCCAGGGTCCCCAATCACTCCAGTCCCGCCAGTTATCAGCACCGACGACCAGCTCCTTGTTCGTGGAATAGATCATGCTGTGCTCACCAAGAATCTGCGCAAAGTCCTTGTCCTCAGACACGACGTACGAGTCGCAGTTGTACTGGGCCAACGTGTTTGATAGGTACCAGATCGTGTCGTCTGCCTCGTGCGGTCCATTGACCACAACCACACCGAAGCTCGGAAGGTACTGGAGGAGGATGTCACGCTGGTAGATGTACATCTGCCTGTAGTTCTCAGACTCCACGCGGTCCTCTTCGCTCTTATACTCCTTGCGCTTGTACTCAGGGTAGAGGGCCACTCGGTTGGGATGCTTGTCGAAGTCGTGAACCCATAACACGCGTGACGGGTTCAGTGTCCTGACGATCGCTGTCAGAGACTGGAGCGATTTCATAGCAGCGCCGATCGGAGCACCGTGCGGACCCGACTCAGCGCCGGGCAGGTGCATCGATCGATGGAGTATGTACGACCCGTCGATTATGGCTACCCCACCGGGTCGAAGCCGTTGTAAGCCAGCCTTCGGCATTGGTCCACCATCCAAGCTCTAACATCGGTTCGCTCGATCAAGAACTGACGGTACGTATTCCAGTAGCACGCCGCAGGCGTTGGCATA